GTGTACCTGGTCGTTGTTTACCTAGCTCAATAGGATGGTCAGGTGATCTATAGCCACTTGTGATAACAAAAGGAAAACCACAGTGCTCTCTAAGTTCATCCAAGGCATATATTAACTCATCCTCTATTTCATTCTCACCTGTCGCTTGACAAGCAAACTCATCCCTACTGAAATACTTAAACGTCATTGTTGGTGTATTCTCCTTCAATAGGGTCATTGGAGTTGTCATTATTCTGTGATGAGATGGTACTAGGGACACCTGAGATAGTAATTTGTACAGACTGTCTACCACCGGCACTATCCTTCTCAAAGTAACTAAGGGGTAACATCCTGTCCATGACTAGTTTCCAAGCTGCTGCTTGATTCTTATGGTCATCATTAAGTGCTGCATCAAATATACTGTCTAATACTCTACGGGACTTAGGGCTAGCTAACATCCTAGCCTTGTACTCATTGATAATTGAAGCATCACCTTTAGGTCTACCTACCTTACCTCTAGAGCCAGTAGTCTTCTCAACTATCTCACCCTTCCTAGGTCTACCCCTTTTACGCTTAGGAGGATCATCTTGATTATCCATAATGTATTTACCTTAACATTCTTTAAGATACCTCTTTATTATAGCATACTTTTTAGCGTTTGTCAAGTACTTTTTACTGTTATTTTCTTGACTGAGTCAAAGTTTTGACTTTACTTGTGTTAACAAGAGGTTACATAAGTTAGTAAATGCTTACTTTTTTATTAATTTACTGTTGTTTTCTAAATTCTACTTTTGAGTACTGGAGTGCCTACTACAATAATCATACGCAGCCACAGGCCTCCCCCGTACTCAATCTGTTAGCCCACCCTTAGCCCAACAGTTAGACTTAGGTGCACCACAGAGTACAACAGTTAGACTTAGGGGCACCACCTGGCGCTAACAGTTAGACTTAGGGGCGCTTGAGAATGCTGAAGAGTGTGTGCCTATATAGTAGCCAATAAGGTTCTCTAAAGTAGACATAAGAACCTGGAGTCTTATAACAATATGGTCTAAGAAATATCTTGTCTTTGTGTTAGTGCTCCGGCATTATGGTTCCACATTCAATAAACAAGGTAATAAAACAGATGGCTAACTATTACGACGCATGGGGCGCTACATACGACAACGAAGGAATCGTTACTGTCTGGCAGCTAAACAGTGCAGCGGGAATATATAAAGCAGAAAGCGTAGAAAAGGCGGAGAAAGCAGCCGACAGAATAAACCTGTCGTTAAAGGGCTCCAATCTTGCGGCTGTATTTTACAACACAATAGAAAGTTTAACAGTAGCCTAGTGCTCTATAGATAGCCCTTGCATTCAGGGGCTATCAGTGGCAGCATTACGCCAAACACAACAACAGAGAAGGGAAACGACAATGAGCGACACAACACACAACGGATGGTGCAACTTTGAGACATGGCAGGCTGCTCTGTGGCTGGACAACGACGGCACTCTGGACATGCTCAGGGAAGATGACAACCTAACAGAGGAAGCCATCTCAGAGCATCTGGAAAGCCTGCTGGACAACATACCAGCCAGCCTACTGGGGGACATAGTAACATCATGGATTCACTGTGTCAGAGTAGACGAGATCCTAGAACATGCGACGGAGGCATAACAGCATGAGCTTTACTTACAAAATCTTTTTGAACGGCAACGAGCAACTGCTAACCTATAGCCAAGAAAAATACAAAGCAGAGCTTAAACGCCTAGCTAAGATCTACGGCATACCAAACAAAAGAGACAGTGCCTTGCAGACTAACACCAACACCAGTAGCTTTAACTTTGGAGCATAACAGCATGACAACAATTACACTGACAGACAAAGAAGCAAACTTCTTGGAGCAATACCTAGACACAGCCTTTTGGGTGGCTGACATTGAACCACAAGAACTTGACGAAGATTGTCACAGAGAAGCCACAATAGACTGTTTGGCTTTCCTGTCGCGTATTGACTGCTACTTGAATGATGACAACAGGCAACAAGCAGCGCATGACTTCTACTTGTCACGCAATGGTCACGGCACCGGTTTCTGGGATCGTCCTAAAGTCTACAGTTACAGCATCGGCAACTACGCTGACAAGTTCCAAGCAATAGCAGAGGCATTTGGCCCTACTGACTACTACACAACCGACGGAGACCTTTTGACATGAGAACAATTACCAACAAGCATGGCGACCTAGCTTGTATAGAGGTCTGCCATACAGCGCAAAAGTTTTACAATGTCCGCATAGACACGGAGCCGCCAGTGCGCCTACAGATCGCTTGGGCTGACACCATATCACTTAACAACCGATCCAACAGGTCGGACAAAGAATTGACCGAGGCGCTGCTATTCAGTAGGCTTGCGGAGTATGGGTTTAACAAACAGGACTTGAACCGATGAAGACAGACCACACACTCTCCAGGCGCGAAGAGCGCGAACAGCAACAGCACGAAAACCTGGTTTTTGCAGTGTTGAACAAAACAACAGCAGCCGTTACAATTATTCTTGGCGTTTACCTAACGTGGGCGCTATTACTTGGAGTGACATCATGAGAAGAAACCACAGCGACAAATCAATACTAGAACTAGCGGAGGAAATTAAAGCCCTTGCGGATGCTATGCGAAGACCTGAGCCAGTAGAAGAATGCAATCATGAATGGGAATACGTACCGGCAGAATATGAAAGCCTGTCGGGACGTGGAACCGTGGAACAATACCCCGACGGTCACTATTGCGCCAAGTGCAATCAGTGGCAAGAAGAGTTAAACTAAACCAAAACCAGAAGGAAACTAACCAATGAAATTTTACAAAGTAACAAACACAGTAGCGCCGAAGCAATTGTACCGACGTAATCAAGGAACCTGGAAACCACTAATGCTAGGGATGCGCCAAGGCGAGTGGTTTTTAGTGGAGAAGTCCAAAAGAGCTAACGTACAGACCGCCGCTCATGTATACTGTAAAGGGCGTTACAGCCTGTACATGCACCCTAGCAAAAAGGATGTGTATGTATTCAAGATCAACAAAAATTAGGAGACAAGGGACATGATTTACAGACTGAGAAAACACAAGCGAAGATACGGCCTGACAAGAGGACGCTCGTATACTGGTGTACACCTTGGCTTGAGGTCATGGTACATACCGCACGACAAAGAAATTACTTTTGCCATAAACGATTGGCATGGGCTGACTGAGGTGGTCAAATGAGCACAACATATTGGGACGAAGATGTTACAGACAGTAACGAACAAGATCCAGAACAAAACAGGCGTGATGTTATTGTGCAAACCTTGAGTGAGTACAGGCTTAACGTAATGCCCGTTAGCGAGATGTTAGCAATGTGCAGTGCCTACGTACACGATGACCTAGAAAACCGCTCTACGGACGATTTAGAGTGCTTGTACGCGCAATTAGTAGGTAATGAGTCACAGGAGGTACACTAATGCGCTGTAAAGCCTGCAATGTACTACTTGAGGACAAAGACAAGCTAGATTTGTGCAACCCTTGCAACGTGGAATCACTGAAAGCAAGGTTTCCAAACCAAAAGGTAGACGATAACGAAGTGCAAGATTTAGTTAAGAGACTTGAGGAGGTGAAACGGTTAACATCCCAACATGAATTATTTTCATGATGATCCAGGCCCGCATGAGTCAGATTCATGTATAATAGACTCAAGAGAGCGAAGAACACATTGTGATTATCATAATGATTATTCTTTAGCTCTCTTTAGTAAACTAAAGTAAACCTTAGAGGTAATTGATATGGCAGTAGTTAGTGGTAAAGCAGCATTTGCTCACTTGGACAGCACAGAAGTTTATAACGGACAGGACACAGGCAAGTACACCTTGACTATCACCTTGGACGATGATAACGCTGATTTGTTAGCTGAGCAGGGTGTTAAGCTACGGGAGTACGAAGGTAACAAACAGCGGAAGTTCACCAGCAAGTTCAATGTAAAAGTCATTGATGCTAACGACCAACCTTTCGTTGGTAACATCCCGCGAGGATCTGTGGTGCGTCTTAGCTATAAGACAGCAACACCACACCCTGTACACGGCACACCGACCTACCTAAACGCAGTACGGGTAGTGGAAGTAGCCGAAGACAGTAACGGCATAGATGCCGACCTATAGTGGAGAAAAGAGCACCTTTGTAAAACATGAGCCATGCCCTAAGTGTGGCTCAAGTGATGCGCTGGCCCGTTATAGCAACGGGTCGGCTCATTGTTTTGCAGCAGGGTGCAATCACCACGAAAATGTGAATGGCAACGTAGTTCAACTACAGCCCCAACCAAGGAGGCCATTAGAAGATATGACAGCATCGGGAGTCATAGCAGCAATACCGGACAGGAGACTCAGCCAAGAGACTTGTAGGAAGTACAATGTCATGGTGGAGTACAATGCCTCCGGTGAGATTGCAAAACACATCTACCCGTACTACAGCACTGACAGCGACGAACTGAAAGCCACCAAGATACGTCATGTGAAGACCAAGGACTTCCATGCTACAGGTGACATGACCACTAATGTAGGTCTGTTCGGACAGCAAACGTGCCGTGGTGGTGGTAAGTATATAACAATCACAGAAGGTGAGTTAGATGCCCTTAGTGTGTCTGAGATGTTTGAGCGCAAGTGGGATGTAGTCTCATTGCGTAACGGAGCATCGTCAGCAGCTAAGGAGATCAAGGAGAACCTGGATTTCCTTGAAGGCTATGACAACGTGGTTGTTTGCTTTGACGGTGACAAGGCAGGCCAGCAGGCCATAGATGATATCAAGGACTTGTTCTCACCAAGCAAGCTAAAGATAGTCAAGCTACCCTTGAAGGACGCTAGTGAGATGCTGGTAGCTAACAAGGTGAGAGACTTCACTGCGGCGTGGTGGAATTCCAAGGTCTATCAGCCTGATGGTATCATCCAAGGCAGTGACACATGGGATGCCCTAACCAACAAGATCAAGGTAAAGTCAATACCGTATCCTTGGCAGGGACTCAACACCTACACGAAGGGATTTAGACCATACGAGCTAGTGACGATAACGTCAGGGTCAGGCATGGGTAAATCTCAGATGGTCAGGGAGTTAGAGCACTACTTGCTCAGGGCAACGGAGGACAACATTGGAATCCTAGCATTGGAGGAGGATGTTGCTCGGACTGCGCTAGGCATCATGTCAGTAGAGGCAGACTGTCCCTTGCACCTTGAGGAGGAGCTTGATCCAGAACTAGCGTTTCCTTACTGGGAGGACACCCTTGGTACCGGCAGGTTCTACCTGTTTGACCACTGGGGCAGCACCAGCGAGGACAACCTATTGGCTAGGGTCAGGTACATGGCTAAGGCGCTGGACTGCAAGTGGATTATCCTAGATCACCTGTCCATCGTTGTGTCAGCACAGGACAACGGTGATGAGCGCAAAGCTATTGATGCTATCATGACCAAGCTACGGTCACTGGTGCAGGAGCTAGGCGTAGGCCTGTTCCTTGTGTCGCACCTGAAGCGTACCCAAGGCAAGGCACACGAGGACGGTGGGCAGATTAGCCTAAGTGAACTGCGTGGTTCGCAGGCTATAGCACAATTGTCTGATATGGTCATTGGCTTGGAGCGTGATCAACAGGACGATAACCCTGAACGACGTAACACGACAACAGTGCGTGTGCTCAAGAACCGTTACTCTGGGCTAACTGGTGCATGTTGCTACCTGAAGTACGATAACTTTACTGGTAGAATGTCAGAGACAAGTAAGCCGAAGGATGTAGACAGTGCCTTATAAACCAATGTTCTTGGACATAGAGACTAACGGTCTTGATCCTGACACCATATGGTTAGCAGTAACTATGCAGGACGATGTGGTACAGGAACACTACGACCGTGAAAGCCTCGCAAAGGCTCTCTCAGGTGACTTCCCTGTAGTGGGGCACAACCTGATAGGCTTTGACATGCCGGTGTTAGAGAAGCTATGGGGCATCACGGTGGACAAGAGCAGAGTAGAGGACACATTAGTGCTCTCCCGTCTTGCTAACCCACAACGTGAAGGAGGCCACAGGCTGTCTAACTGGGGTGAAATCCTGGGATTCCCTAAAGGAGATCACAGTGATTGGACTTGCCTGTCCGATGAGATGGTTGCTTATTGTATCCAAGATGTCCGTGTGACAGCTAAGGCATACAACAAGATGAAGCTAGAGCTAAGCAAGTTTAGCAAGGAGTCTATTGCCCTTGAGCACGAGACGCAGTGGATTGTGCAGAAGCAGATACGTAATGGTTGGCTTTTGGACATGAGACATGCTATGGATTTGCTTGCTACCCTGAAGGAGCGCAAGCTTGTTGTGGAGGATGAAGTACACAAGGTATTCAAGCCTAAGTGGGTTGACGTTAAGCAGGTAGTGCCAAAGACCAAGAAGGACGGTAGCCTGTCTAAGGTAGGACTCACTGACGATGAGTACCAGAAGGTGCAGCAGTCAGGCAACAGAGAACCTTTCATGCGACAGGTACTCAAGCCATTCAACCTTGGCTCCCGTCAGCAGATAGGTGAGTACTTGAAGGACTTTGGATGGAAGCCTAAAAAGCTAACACCAACAGGTCAGCCAATAGTAGATGAAGCAGTGTTGTCTACAGTGAAGGACATACCACAGGCAGCGTTGATCGCTGAGTACCTGATGTTACAAAAGCGTGTTGCTCAAGTGCAGTCATGGGTAGATGAAGCTAACCCAGACACCGACAGAGTGCATGGCTATGTTAACACCAACGGTGCTGTTACTGGTCGTATGACACATTCTAAACCAAACTTGGCCCAAGTACCGGCAAGCTACTCACCGTATGGCAAGGAATGCCGACAGTGCTGGGTTGCCAGAGAAGGCTATAAACTTGTAGGGTTTGACGCTAGTGGCCTAGAGCTACGCATGTTGGCCCACTACATGGACGATAAGGAGTACACAAATGAAGTCATTAACGGAGACATCCACACTGCTAACCAGCACCTTGCAGGACTTGAATCAAGAGATCAGGCAAAGACTTTCATCTACGCACTTCTCTACGGGGCAGGAGATGAGAAACTTGGAACAGTGGCTTCAGCAGGCAGAGCTGCTGGTAAAACACTTAGAGAACGATTTATGTCTAATCTCACAGCATATTCAGATCTTAAAGACAGAATTGTCAGAGAGTCAGAGCAAGGAACTATTGAAGGCTTAGACGGCAGGTTGTTACATATTAGGTCAGCACACTCTGCACTCAATACTTTACTGCAAAGTGCCGGTGCAATTGTTATGAAGAAAGCAATGTGTTTGCTGGAAGAGTATGCTACAATGTGGAAATTAGACTATTACTTTGTGGGGAACATCCATGACGAAGTACAAGCGGAAGTTAGATCAGACCACGCAGACAAGTACGGAAGACTTGCAGTCTCCTGCTTGGAAGCAGCAGGAACTGAACTGGGACTCAACTGTAAACTCACAGGAGAGTACCAAGTTGGAAGTAGTTGGGCAGACACACACTAAACTTTGCTCCAAATGTGGGGCAGTTTTGGAGCCTAAAAAAAATTGGAGTGTTTCAAGAGAAAGTAAAAATGAGTTAATTTGCCGCCCATGCAAAAATGAGTACAACAGTAAAAGGATGTGGGTTAACGGTAAACACATTTCTAAAAAACATCCTTTGTACAAACCTGGACGCTACAAGTCCTTCGGTGATGCAGCGTTTGAGTCACTGAGTAACTACAAGACTGCAAAAGAAGGTCAAGTGTACATCTTGTATAGTCCAGCTTACCCTAGCTGGGTTAAGATAGGCATGGCAATAGATGCAGAGGACAGGCTAAAGCAGTTCCAGACAGGTAGCCCATACAGGGACTACATCTTGATAAAGTCTTATGACACTAAGGACAGACGTAAAGCAGAGAGTGAGATACATGAGCTACTAAGGAAAACTCATGGTAATAAGAATGAATGGTTTGTAATTGCTGCACCAGTGGCTGAACGTATACTAGATGGATACTTTGATGAAAACAACTAACACCCTGATAGATGACATATACAATCTTGTGAAGTTCAAGTCACCTGACAGGTCAGTGGACGCTGAGCAGATCATTGATGACTTTGGTGAGGCATGTAAGGATCTTATGCGTAAGGAGTTTACCCAACGTGGTAGCTTTGATGCACGTAAGCTGCGTATGTCTAACATCGGTAAGACCGACAGGTTCCTGTGGAACCACTACAACAATGTAGGGCCGAAGGAAAAGATGCAGCCACATACCCTTGTGAAGTTCATGTACGGTCATCTTATTGAGGAGATGCTGCTACTGTTTGTACGTCTAGCAGGGCACACAGTGACACATGAGCAAGCACAGGCTACTGTACAGGGTATCTCAGGCAGCATGGACTGCAAGATTGATGGTATAGTGACTGACGTTAAGTCTGCCAGTACCTACGGCTTCAAGAAGTTCAGGGACGCTTCACTTGCCTTTGATGATCCGTTTGGGTACATAGATCAGATCAAGGGATACGCTAGGTCTGAAGGTGAGACACAGGTAGGCTGGCTGGCTATGGACAAAGCTAACGGTCACTTGACTTACCTGAAGTATGACCTAGAGGACAAGCAGGCTCCTGTCTATGAAGTGCTGAAGAAGGACATAGAGGAGCGTATCATCCATGTGAAGGAGATGGTAGAGCAGAAGGAACCACCACCCTTGTGCCATGACACAGTGCCTGACGGCAAGTCCGGTAACAAGAAGCTGGCTATGGGTTGCTCTTACTGTCACTTCAAACATGCTTGTTATCCAGACCTTCGTACATTCTTGTACTCTACAGGGCCACGATACTTAACGGAGGTGGTAAATGAGCCTAAAGTCCAAGAGATCACGTAAGCAGAGCATCTACAGATCAGGCTTAGAGAAACGCTTTGCACAGTCAGCGCCTAAGAAACGCTACTTGTATGAGCCATATGATGTACCATACGTGATGCACAGGAAATACAAGCCAGACTTTGTGGACAAGAAGACGGGTGACTACATTGAGACTAAAGGATTCTTTAGGGCAGGAGACACCCAGAAGTACACATCAATACGTGATAGTATTAAACCAATCAAGTTAATCTTTGTCCTGTCAGACCCCAACAAGAAGGTCAGGAAAGGTTCTAAGATTACGATGGGACAGTGGTGCCACAAAGAAGGCTTTGAGTTTTACACAGTTGATGAGTATGTAGATCATGTCACTAACAATGGATGAAGTAATAGAGCGTATCCTTAAACGCTATGACGCTGAAGACTTACTGGAAGCCCTGGACATTAGTTCTGAAGAGCTGCTGGATAGGTTTGAAGATAAATTTATTAACCGTCTACAGGTGTTTGAAGCCGAAGTAGATGAAGATGAAGTAGAGGTAGAACAAGATGAGTATTGATAACGCAACACCAGAAGAGTGGAATAAACTACGCAACAGTAAAGCGAGTATAGCGGAGGCTTGGAACCGTATCTATGATGAGGACAACGAGCCTAACGACCACCCAGTGTACGGAGACTACAAGTACGATAGTGTACACCGGCCAGAGCATTACAACACTGGTAGCCTAGAGTGTATTGATGCCATCAAGGGTATGCTCAATCACGACGAGTACATTGGCTACCTACGTGGCAATGCCCTGAAGTACATGTGGCGCTTTAGATACAAGAAGAGTCCTATTGAAGACCTACGTAAAGCTAGGTGGTACGAAGAACGATTGATTACGTATATGCTGGAGAACCCTAGTGACAAGTAAGGTAGGCGTACAGGATTATTTAGGTATCCAGATTGATTATGACAGAGAAGAAAACCTTAATGTGTTCTCACTAGAGACACTGAAGGATAGATATTTCTGGGGAGATGAGACACATGCCCAAGAAGCATTTGCCAGAGCGTCGGTCTATGGTGCAACGTATCAAGGACATACTGACTACAATCTTGCACAGCGCCTTTATAACTACGCAAGCAAGGGCTGGTTCGGTTTTAGCACTCCTATACTTAGTAACGGGGGAACCACACGTGGTTTACCTATTAGCTGCTTTCTCAATTATGTTCCTGATTCAAGGCGTGGGCTATCTGATCACTATGATGAGAACATATGGTTGGCAAGTGGAGGTGGAGGCTTGGGTGGATATTGGGGTGCTGTTAGAAGTAATGGCGTTTCAACTGCTAACGGTAGTCAGTCTACTGGTAGCATACCTTTCATGCACGTAGTTGACAGTCAGATGCTTGCCTTCAACCAAGGCGTAACACGGAGAGGATCTTATGCAGCGTATATGGACATCAGTCATCCAGAAGTGGAAGAGTTTATCGCTATGCGAAAGACTACTGGGGGCGATCTTAATCGTAAGTGCCTTAACCTTCACAATGGAATTACAATCACAGACGAGTTCCTGGCCGCCGTCATGTCTGATGATCAGTGGAGACTTATAGACCCTAAGTCTAAGCAGGCAGTCAAGACTGTATCCGCTAGGGACTTGTGGTGGCAGCTAGTACACACCAGAGCAGAGACAGGTGAACCCTACATTGTTAACCTAGATCGCTGTAACGAGGCTCTACCGCAGCCACAGAAGGACATGGGGCTGGAGGTACGCCAGAGCAACCTATGTTCTGAGATTACACTACCAACCAGTGAGGATCGCACAGCAGTCTGTTGCTTGTCTAGTGTTAACCTAGAATACTTTGATGATTGGAAGGACGATGAACTGTTTATCTTTGACATGATTAACATGCTGGATAACATCATTGAACACTTCATTGACAATGCTATGATAGATACAGGCATGAACGTGTCAGCAGATAGCATAGAGGAGTTTAGAGATTATGTTAGAGCAGATAAAACAGGCTTTGCAAAAGCCGCTTATAGCGCATATAGAGAACGTGCGGTCGGTCTTGGAGCGATGGGTTTTCATAGTTACCTTCAACGTAATGGAATCCCTTTTGAAGGAATGTACGCCTCCAGCTTTAACAATAGAGCGTTTAAGACAATCAAAGAAAGAGCTGAGAATGCTTCCAGAAGTCTGGCTAGAGACCGTGGGGAGGCTCCTGACATGGTTGGTAGTGGCCGTCGTAATTCCCATCTGCTTGCTATTGCCCCTAATGCTAGTAGTAGTATTATATGCGGTGGAACAAGTCCTAGTATTGAGCCTACAAGGGCTAACGTATTTACGCACAAAACGTTAACAGGCTCGTACAAAGTCAAGAACAAATACTTGGAGAAACTACTTGAAGATAAAGGTACCAACACAGAGAAAACGTGGAAAGATATTGCTGCTGCTGAAGGCTCTGTTAAAGACCTACCGGAACTATCGGAAGAAGAGAAAGAAGTTTTCAAGACAGCGCCTGAACTTAACCAAATTTGGGTCATTGAACACGCCTACCAAAGACAGAAGTACGTCTGCCAAGCACAGTCAGTAAACTTATTCTTTGAGCCACCACCAGCTACAGCACCACAGGAGATCCACGATGAGTATCTGGAGTATGTTAATAGCGTACATTGGACAGGAGCTAACAAACTCAAATCTATGTATTACCTGCGAACTACAGCGGCTAGAAATACAGAGAATGTTAACATCAAGATACCCAGGATCAACCTTGAAGACGGAGAGTGTTTAAGTTGTGAAGGATGAACACCCAGCGTACAGAGCAAAGTTCTACATACCTGAGCTAAAAAAGTATACCAATTGGTCTGACTATCTGGTATACTATAAGGAACAGGATGACAAGATTATGTTGTTCAGTAACTACTGCATGCAGATGTGGTCTAGTTACATGAGCAACAAGATCAAACAACAAGAGGCACCCCTGAGCTACAAGGAGTACCTGAGTAAGTACAAGCAATTACTGGAGGATGGATACAGTGATAGACCCCAAGATTAGCGCCATGAAGCGCCTGTACAACGCTGAGATAGACGTGTACAAAGCAGAGGTACAAAACTATCTAGACAATCCTGTGGCTGTAGGTGAGCATGGTAACTTGATTGAGACTATGGACAAGCTGGTGCAGAAGATTGCTGAAGCAGAGGACAAGCTGATTGTACTGGAGAGATACTTCGGTGAAGACTTGTAATATATGTGGTGAGACTAAGGCTTTTTCTGAGTTTAATAAACGTAAGCAGAGCAAGGACGGGCACCAAAGCCGCTGTAAGGTGTGCCAAAAGGAGCTAAAGGCTAAGTGGTATCAGGAAAACAAGGAGCATGCCGATGAGTATAGGGCTAAGTGGTATCGGGAAAACAAGGAGCATGTCAAGGAGTATTATGCTAAGCGGCGGCAAGAACACAAGGAGTATAATACTAAGTGGCGGCAGGAAAACAAGGAGCATGTCAAGGAGTATTATACTAAGTACGCTAAGGCTAATAGGGGCGCCGTAAACGGTTACAAAGCCAAGAGACGAGCAGCTAAACTTCAGGCTACTCTAGCTTGGGCTGACCTACAATACATCAAAGACCTTTACAGCAACGCTGCTGAGGCTAATGCTCTTTTTGAAGCAGTAGGTGTAAGCCCCAAGTTCCAAGTTGACCATATCGTACCGCTACAACATGGCTTAGTATGTGGTCTACACACAGAGGATAACTTGCAAATACTAACCGCTGAAGAAAACTTAAAAAAATCAAATAAATTTGAGGTAGGATAATGAGTAATGTAATTAACCTGATGCCTACACAGGCTACCGCTGACGAGGTACTAGAGGACTGTAAGGGTGAGTTTAATCACGTACTGGTACTAGGGTGGACTGAAGATGACGCTCTGACAGCTAAGGCTACAGAGTCTATGGACTTGAAGGAGACCATCTACTTGGTGGAAGTATTCAAGCAAGCAGTAATTATGGCAGGACATGAAGTAGGATGAGTGATGAACTAATACACCTGATCAGCCTGTGGGCTATGAAGCGTGGTATAATTAACAACAGCACACCTTTAGCACAGTTTGCAAAACTTGTGTCAGAGATAGGAGAGCTAGGGGATAACGTAGCCAAGCAGCGTGATGTGACTGATGACATTGGTGACTGCTTGGTGGTGTTAAACAACCTAGCCATTATGAATGACA